TGGGGCAAATACCGCAGAGAGGTGAAGAACGCGGACGCGCTGCAATTTATGCAGGAGGTCAGAAAGATCGGCGCGCAAAGCATGGAGAAGCTGCTCGGCACCTGGAACGTGGAGCCGGACATGACGCCAGCGCGCACGGTGCGCTATCTCGAAAAGCAAAAAATGCTCAAGGGCGGCGTGCAGCTGCTGCTCGATTACCGGCGCGTGCTGCGGGCGCTGTGGCTCGCCGACCAGGAGGAAATGCTGTGGCCGCGCGATCTACAGACGGCGCACGACCGCATCATGGAGCGGTACGCGGCGCAGAACGGACTGAAAAGCTATTCGGTGCAGTTCACGCCGGTCTACCTGAGGCTCAAGGCGCTTGAGTGGACGGACGGCGAGCTGTGCATTCGCATCCCGCAGCAGGAGCAGGATCTCATCGACGAAGGAAAGACGCTGCGGCACTGCGTCGGCACCTACGGCGCGCAGCATTGCAGCGGCAAGCCGATCTTCTTCGTGCGGCACTACCGCAGGCCGGAGAGAAGCTACTACACGCTGAACATCGACCTGACGCTGCCGAGGCCGAAGGAGATCCAGCTGCACGGCTACGGAAACGAGCACCACGGCGAGAGAAAGCAATACTATCACAAAATTCCGAAGAAAGTCCGCGACTTCTGCGACAGGTGGGAGCGCGAGGTACTGACGCCGTGGTTCATGGAGGAACAACGCAAAAAGTTCGCTGAAACGAACAAAGCAGAAAAGAAAGCGAGGAAAGGCGCATGAGCGAAGAATTGATGATGAATGCGGCGGGAGAAGAACGCAGCATTACGACCATCACGGACGAGATCATTTTCTATAAGAGCGTCGGCGGGCAAGCCGTCATCGAGATCGGCAAGCGGCTGATGGAGGCAAAGGCACAGCTCAAGCACGGGGAATGGCTGCCGTGGCTGAGCGAAAAAGTGGAGTTTTCAGAGACGAGCGCGCAGCGTTTCATGCAGCTTGCAAGGGAGTACGGAAATACCTCACTGGTGGGGGATTTGGGGACCTCGAAAGCCTTGGTATTACTGGCTTTGCCGGCATCTGAGCGAGAGAATTTCGCAAGCGAAAAACACCTCGTCAACGGGGAGGAGAAGAGCGTTGCGGAGATGAGCAAGCGCGAGCTTGAAGAGGCCGTGCGGCAGCAGAAGATCGCCGAGGCGGAACGCAACGAGGCGCGGCGCGCGCTCGAAGCGCAGCGCAAGGAAACGGAAGAGGCGAACGCGAAGGTGCAGGCGGCGCAGGACGCGGCGGACGCCGCCCGCGCCGAGGTGGAAAACGCGCAGGGCACGGCGCTGGCCGCGCAGGAGCACGCGGCGGAGCTGGAACGGGAATTGAAGGCGCTGCGCGAGCAGCCCGTGGACGTGGCGGTGCAGACCGTGGACGCGAGCGAGGAACAGATCGCGGCGGCGGTAGCAGAAGCGAAGAAGGACGCGGAAGCGGAGAAGACGGAAGCGCTCGGCAAGAAGGCCGAGGAGCTGAAAAAAGCGAAGGACGAGCTGAAAAAGGCGAAGGCCGAGATGGCGGCCGCGGCGGAGGCGCTGAAAAAGGCCGAGGACGAGCGCGAGGCGCTGCGCGAGACGCTGGAAAAGGAAAAGAAGAGCGCGGCGGCGATGGACAACAAGGCGCTCGCGGAATTCAGCGTGCTGTTCCGGCAGGCGCAGGAGACCGTGAACCGCATGGCGGAGATTGTGGACGAGCTGGACGAGGAAAGCAGGCCGAAGATCTACCGCGCGCTGGACGCGCTGGCGCAGCTCATCAAGGAAAAGGCGGGTGAGGCAGTATGAAGCGAAGCGACTATCTGAAGCTCTGCGTAAGCGCGGCAATGCTCACCTATCACAAGCCGAAGGTGCTGTACGACGGCATCGAATACTACCCGGAGGGCTACGAGATGCGCTTCGACAAGAGCGGCAAGGCGATCCATACGGCAATTTTGCGCGACACGGCAAAGAAGAACTGCCTGATGTACTGCGCGCTGAAAAAAGTGGAGGAAAGAACATGATCAGCTACAAGAATGAGAACGGAAACGTGAAGGAACTAACAGCCCAAGGGTCGATGAAAGACCTGCTCGCCGAATCGGCCTACCTGCTCACGGCGATCTACAGTATGCTTGCGCGCAGAGACAAAGCGGTGGCGGAGATCTTCAAGGTAAGCATGATGATGGCCGTGGGAGACCCGGAATCGCCGGTATGGCAGGACCTGAAGCCGAACTGCCTCAGCATCGTGGAGAGAAGAAAGAAGGAGGAGACGTGATGGTTTCGGGTGAGGCGCTGAAAAAGCTGCAAGAGCAGATCGCGGCGTGGCCGATGACGCAGCGGTTCGTGGTGCAGCAGCTCATTGAGGATTATTCGAATATCAGAAAGGATTTGCTCGCATACAAGAACACGGGGCTGACGCCGGAAAGCGTGGAGGCGCTCAAGCTGTCCATGATGGGAAAGACAATCGCGGAGATTAAGGAGTTTAACGGCCTTCCGGTTGACCGCCTGCGAGAGTTGGCCGAGGCCGACAAGGACGGGCGCGTGGTGGTGCTGCCAGTAAAGCCAGTGCTCACCCCTACAATATCAAGTATGCTGTATATAATCGAAGATGGAGAAATCTACGAAGATTCGCTGTATGAGGGGATTGTTGGAATGTCGGAGCGTGGGGAAATGAATGTAATTTACGGCACCATTGATGCGTTGAGCTTCGAGCAAAATGATATCGGCAAGACTGTGTTTCTCACCAGCGCGGAGGCGAAGAAAGCATTGGAGGCGATGAAATGAGCGCTTGCGCAGGAAAAATCAACTGTGAGATTTACCGGCAGAAAAAGTATTGCCGAAAGGCTGAGGCGGCCGAGGAGGACCGCGAGTGCAAGGGCTGCCGCCACGCGAGGCGGCAGTGCGACGTGGAGTACTGCCCGTTCGAGGTCAACGGCGCGTGCAAGTTGGAGGGTTGAAAATGTCCAAATACATCAAGTGCGAAGCGGGGCTTGCAATGATTCGACCGGACGACCCGAATGACGAACGATGTGCCGTTACGGTCGCGACAGCCAAAAGGCTTATCCGACACGCCTTGACCGCCGCGCCCGCTGCTGATGTTGCGCCGGTGGTGCGGTGCAAGGGGTGCAAGCACAGCTGGGAGGATATCGGTGGACTGTGCTGTGGTTACGGGCCGCTCGTAGATAGCATTGTGCCGGAAGATTTCTTCTGCGCATACGGAAAGCCGAAGGAGGGCGCAAATGCTGACGATTACGATTAAAGCCAACGTCCCCGCCGCAGAGCTGGGGCTATGTGGAGGAGGTGCGCGATGAACATTGCTGAAAATGTTGACTGCATGGAAGCGATGAAGAAGCTGCCGGACAAGGCCTTCAACCTCGCCGTGGTCGATCCGCCGTATTTCAGCGGGCCGGAGCGGCGTGGGTATTACGGCTGCAAGGTCAGCAAAATCGGTGTACACAGAGACTACCACATATCGCCGAAGTGGGACATTCCGACACGCGAATATTTCGATGAGCTGGAACGGGTCGCGAAGCACTACATCGTTTGGGGCTGTAACTATTTCGATTACCATTTCGCGCCGGGGCGCATCGTATGGGACAAGTGCAACGAGGGCAGTTCTTTCAGCGATTGTGAGATCGCGGCCACAAATTGCCACGACAGCGTGCGGCTTTTCCGTTACATGTGGAACGGCATGATGCAGGGCAAGAGCATTTCGGAAGGCTTTGTTCAGCAAGGGAATAAGGCGCTGAACGAGCAGCGCATTCATCCCACGCAAAAGCCTGTAGCACTTTACACGTGGCTGTTTAAAAAGTACGCAAAGCCGGGGGACAGCATACTCGACACACACCTCGGCAGCGGCAGCAGCCGTATCGCCGCGTTGGAGCTTGGGCTCGACTTTGTGGGGTATGAAATTGACGAGCACTACTATGAAGCACAGGAAAGGCGCTTTGAGGAATGCATCTCACAAGGAAGTTTATTTTTTGCGGGAGGTGACAGCAATGCGGTTGATTGACGCTGACACGGCGGCCGCTTTCGCGGAGAATTGCGGGGCAACCTTCGTGGCGAAAAAGCTGCGGGACAGTACGGCCTTTCCAGAGGTCGTGACGCGGTGCAAGGACTGCAAGCACCTCGTCGCGGTCAACGTCAACGGGAAAGGAATTCCCACCTGTCGAGTGAGCGGCATGGAGGTCGCACCAGACGAATTTTGCAGCCGCGGAGAGAAAGGACGGAGGTGAATGCGATGGTACGGACATTTTGTGACCGGTGCGGGCGGGTAATCGCGGGCGCGAGCAAGCTCGG